GTCAACCTTAAGCGCCATAGTGGCGGCGCACACGTCACCCACAGGGACAGTCTCGTTCACGATAGGTCTAGGCGGTATTGGCTTAGACACCGTCGTAGTCTTGCGCGAACCCTTTAGCTTCGACTTCGCAGCAGGTTGGGCAGACTTAACCCTCTGTATCCTCTGCCTAACCGGTACCCGCGCTGGCTCCCCCCGGGGCGTTAGCTTCAGCCTATGGGCCTTACCAATAACTGCGTTCCTAGTCGCACCAAGCTTGTCGCCAATATGCTGCGCGGTCCACCCTTGGGTCCAGTACCGTTCAAGCAGGGCGATCTTCGCCGGGGTCCAGAACACGATCATTTCAGGTTACCCCCCGACTTCACGATGTCCCCGCCGTACACATACGTACCCACGTGCTGCAACTGGAGGAACGGGTTGGCGTAAATCTTACCGCCGTGCTTCCTGAACAGTTCGCAGAAGTGGTAGTCCTCAGACAGCAGTGCGCCGCCTTCGTCGATACTGGTAGCGAAGTACTCGTGGATCAGCGGCTTGGCATACTCACCGTTCTCGTCCTTGAAGGATGCTACACGGTACGTAGGCACGTGGGGCTTCAGGTGTTCGAATACCCCCCGTTTGATTAGCATGAAGCCAGTACCAGCGTGGCGCACTTCGATCATGCCTTCGGGGTCGGTCTCCGCGTGGCCTGTGCCGATCATGTTGAACACGAAAGACCCAGCGTAGTCCTGTAAGCCTTCCTTGCCATCCTTCGCGGCCTTTTCTATCCGCGCCCAGTCCACTTCCTTCTTGGGGTAGATACCGCAAGCAACGTCCCGATCAGCGGCAAGCAGAGTAAGCACAGCCTCGGCGGTAAAACCAACGTCTGCGTCGATAAACATAAGGTAGTCGTGGCCGCGCTCCAGAAACGCATTAGCCAGATCGTTACGCGCCCGGGTAATCAGGCTCTCGTTCATCATCTGCGCCCAGTACACCCGCACACCCATGTCACGCAGCTTGGACACGGCGGCGAGTAGGCCGCTTACGTAATGTCCAGTACACATACCGCCGTACATCGGCGTGGCGATCATAATGCTAGGCTTCTTCTCGGGGCCTTTGACGGCTACTTTGATTTCGTCGGTCACTTTTCTTTCCTCACTATGTACTGGTAGCCCATGTGCACGGGCTTCAGTTGCTCTGCGAATATGTTGGTAAAGGCATCGATAGCTAGTTTGGGCCTGTGCAGGATGTTATTGAGGTCGCCCCACAGGTAGTCATCGAACACCATAATGCCCTTGTCCTTGAGCATCGGCCAAGATACGCAAGCATCGGTAAGCACGTCAGGCGCAGTATGCGAAGCGTCGATGTAGATGAAGTCGAACTGCGGTCCACCGGCCAGCTTGGTAAGGGCTTCGTAGGAAGTCATCTTGAACTTGAGCACCGCCCGTTCGGGATACTGCTCACCTAACAGGCGCAGGTTGTGGTCGTAGTTATCTTCGGCGTCTGGCATCGCCAGCCCCATTTTAACGTGCTCCTCTGCGCCTTCCCACGTATCAACAGAGATAAGTGAGCCGTCGTCTTCGAGCATGTTCTCCACGATCCATGCAGTGCTACGCCCTTCAAACGCGCCTAGTTCCAAGAAGCGTTTACGTCCCGGTAGAGAAGGGACCAGTTGTTCCCATATAGCGGGTGACCAGTGGAACCAGTCTTGGGTGAACTTGAAGTCGGTCATGGTTGTCCTAGTTTCTTGTAGGGGATGTTATTGGTTAGGGCGTTTTGGGCTCGGGCTAAGACTTGGTTTTGGTTTGTAAACAAATCCGTCTGCTCAGGCTCTGGGTTCAGCAGGTCCTTCATCATCTCCCTGTGCGTGCCATCCAGCATTATCTTGCTGTAAACAGGCTTTATCGCGTCCTTATCTGCCTGTGACCCGTGCTCTAGGATACGTTCTAGTACCCAATGCCATTTGCCACCGGCCATTTCCTCCGGGTTAGACGCAGCACGCCTTAGGAATAGGTCTGTTAGTGGGTGTAGTTCTTCAGTGGTCATGTGTTGGCTCCCTTCAATCAATCCAGCCGTCGCCACGGCACCAATGCCACAGCCTGTGGCAGACCACCGCCAACACAAGCCCGCGCAGGGTATCGTGTTCATACCAGTAATCACCAATTACTAACTTCACGCCGTCGCTCCTTTATTTCTCATCGGGTTTCGTAGAACATTCCAGCGCGGCGTCGATCATGGTCTTCCACAGTTCGTCGTATGATGTGCATATGCCGTCCCGCAGGTCTGCTGCTGTTAACATCTCCCCACTAGGCTCCCGCATGGCTGCGATTGCAGCGCGGGCTTGGCTGTAGGCGTGGTCCTTTGCATGGTTAGGGAGCGTAGACCATGTCTGCGTTAGGTCTGGACCCAAGGCACTCTTTTGGTAGTCGGCAAACAACGCCTTCGCCACCCGGTCAATCATGTCCATCAGCAGTCTCCATAGCTCTTACCCGCACCTGCTTCACAGTTAAGCGGTAGTTCCAGCGCCCATGCGGGGCGCACACGCATAAACATCTCGATATTCTCCTGTGCAATTTTAGCTTCGTCTTCGTCAACTACGCACGCGATAGCATCGTGCACCGTCATAACGACCTTGTACTTCTTGGCTATCAGCAGCATCTGTTCGCCAATGATAATGCGGGCCAGCGCCTGACACAGGTTTTCGATAACCTTGCCGCCGTAGATACGGTTAGGCACAGTCGTCTTGCCCTTCTTGGTATCGTAGACGTACTCGGACTTACCGTCGTCGTTGTTCTGCTTACGCAGGTTGGGGTATCGCAGGTACAGCCCGTTAGGTAGGCGTATACCTTTCTCGCCTTCAACTACCAATATCCCACTACGACCAAGCTCCACGGTCTGGTTGTTTATGACCGCGTCCAATGCGGTACCAGCTTCGCGCCACAGCTTCGTAATGGCAGGGTAGCTTGTGCGGTAGGTGTCGATGATGCTCTGCGCTTCTTCCTCACTGATCTCAACACCAAACGTCTTCAGCTGCTTCTTGAACTTGGCGGCACCCATGCCGTAGCCGCATCCAAGGATAGTGGTCTTACCTACGAACCGTTCGTCCTTGGTAACGTCTTCTTCGGCCTTGTTGTAAATCTTAGACGCCATGATCTTGTACACGTCCTCGCCCTTCTCAAAGGCTTCGACCAAGTCATTTTGCCCCGCTAGCCACGCCAGAGTACGTGCTTCGATCTGGCTGCTGTCGCTGTCGATTATCGCGTGACCCTCGGGGGCCAGCATGGCATCCTTAAGCGGTGACTTGCGCGGCAGGTTCTGCATATTCACCTTGTCGTCGCCTCCCCACCGTCCGGTGTGCGCCGCGTAGTAACGCAGTGGGATGGGCAGCTTGCCCCGCTTAGATATACCAATGAACCGCTCAGTCCTTGTTTCTTCCAACGTAGACTTCACGCCCAGACGCGCAGCTACCAGTGCTTGTACGGCAGGGTTTTCGTGCTCCAGCAGTGCCTTGAAGTCCTCGTCGGTCTTGCCAAAGGCCCAAGTCTCCTTGCCCGTGGTCGGGCTGATCTTCACGGGCGGCTCAACGCCCATATTCTGTAGGGCGAGAGCAAACTTCGGGTTGGACATAAGTTCTTCTTTGTCGGCCAGCACCTTTTTTAACAAGGCTTCCTTATCGAAGCGTACACAGTCCAAGTGCGCCTTGAGTGCCCCTTCGTGCAGTTCCAGTACTGGCTCGCTGAACATCCGTATGGTCAGGTCAATAAGCTTGAACTCGGACACAGGGAAGTCAGGGCCAAGGGTCTGGAACAGCTTGTACGTAAGCTCAGTGTCGTTCTTGCAGTACGCACCGTAGCGGCGCAGCGCCGCCGCATCGAAGTCCAACCGCTTCTTGCCCAAGGCATTGATGACCTCGTCGCCCTTCTCACCCAGTTTGTACTGCTTCACCAAGTTAGCAAGGCTGACACTACCCGCACCCAGCGCACGTGCCATAGACAGCGTATCTGCAATGCGCTTGGGCCGGATGTCATACACCCACGACAAGATAGCCATATCGAACATGGCGTTGTGGGCTACCGCTATCGCATTGTCCCAGTCAAACCGGTTAAGGAAGTTCTTGGTATCGGCCCATGACCCGCTGAACCAAACGGCAGGTGCGTCGTCCACCTTAACTGATACGCCTATCGTCTCGAACTCAGGCGAACGGACGTACTCCTCCGTCGTTATCTTGGATAACGAGAAGCTCTGGGAGTAGTAGGTTTCGAAGTCTAAGGTGATGATGTTCATGACAGTTCCGTCTTCCGCAGCACGTTCAGCAGCACAGCCACTTCACCTAGGTTCTTCTCGTTGACCACCAGCTGCATACCGCCCGCCGCCTTGATAGCCGCAAGTTCCCTATCCTGTAGTGCCGTGGTCTTACCCGCGCCAGCCTTGCATTCAATGGCTAGGAACTTACCTCGGTAGCAGCAGATGATATCAGGGACGCCACTGCGCCCCATGCCGTAGGTAGCAGGGAAGAAGTAGTAGGCACCGTGCGACTTAAGTATCTCGACTACCTTGTTCTTTACCTTCTTCTCGGGTGTAGCGGCCATGTGCTCTCTCGTTTGTTAGCTGGTGTATAAGTCTCGTACTGGACAAAGTCAAGACTTCTCCACTGGAAACCTGATACGTATCAGGTTTTATTTTTCGTGTAGTCAATATCGCCGTAAGCGAAGTCCGTTAGTATCTCCCGCATACGTTTGGTGTAGCTAGGCGACTGCTTATAGAAGCCAAGCACTACATCTGGTATGCGAAGGTTAACGTGCACCAAGGCAGCGACTTCCCGTTTCTTTCGGATGCGTTTTTCTTTCACGGCTCACCTCGCACAATAAAGAAGGTGGTGGCGTCAAGCCGATACCCCACGTCCTTCATGAAGTGATTGTCCTCAAGCAGCTTGAGTAGGCCAATCTTACCCTTGAGGTCGCTTGGTAGCTGTTCACTGGATAGTATGAGCGGGCTCTCGTCCTCTCCCTCCCGCACAAGGTAGTCCCCGCCGCTAAGTAGAACGAGCGATCCATTGTAGGTGGAGTAAGCCCTAGCAATAGGGAGAGTCGTGTCGTAATCCTCCTTCATCTGCGGGATACTGTTAATAGCGCTGGGCTTCGCACCTGCGGCTATTGCAGCAGCACTTACTTCCTCAAGGTTAGCTAGGATATAGTCGTCAAGGTCACGCTTCAGAGCGTGCATCGCCCCGGCATACGCAGCTTGCTTAGACTGATTACCGCCGTGAAGCTGGCCCGATAGTTTGGCATTGGCTTCGTTAAGTTTCTCGGTGGTTGTTTTCCCACCGAACGACTTAGCCATAAGCTTCAGGGCTTTCTTAAGGTCGCCTGTCTCCGCATAGTTGCCACGCTTGCGTGTCTTCTTGATGCGCTCGTTGCCGATAACGTACTTGGTACCTTGCCGGGTCTGGGAGGTACTGATGGTCCCGATCTTCTCCCGGTTCTCGTATACGTTAAGCTTCGCTACCTCGTTCCGGTCATCGTAACCTAGGCTGGGCAGACCCATGAACTTCCATCTCGGGAACTTCTTGGCTGCTTCGTACGCTAGTGGTGCCAGCCTCATACTAAGTGTAACGGGCTTGCTTGGTGGGGTAGCCTTACTCTTAGCCCACACAAGGTTGGGCAAGCCAAGGTCGATGTAGTCAAAGTCAATATCGTTAAGCATTGTTTGCTCCTAGTTTGTTAGAAATAATTTATTGACCTGCTAACCGTAAGCAGACAATCCGATCCACCGGATTGTTTTATTTCTATATCTTCGTACTCCTCTCCAAGGCGCACAAACTCCATAGCTACCTCCACGGCTGCATTTTCTCCGTCAAACAAAGCACAGAAGTCGTTCATTGCTTTTTCTATAGCCTGTACTTCGGGGTAGCTTTCATACCATTTCCACCCAGAGAAGCTGAACTCCATTATCTTACGCCCGTTCATTTCACGTTCTTCATAGTCGAAGTCATCCTTTGGAAAGTTCTCGTCTACCCACAGCTTGATAGCTGCATGATCCTTCTGCTTCAGAGCGTAGAACACGATCTTGCCGTCACTTCGATACCCCATCTGCTCCTACCAATCATACTGCTTGAGGATGGCATCGACCTTGCCCTTGATGTCGGCACGTTCAGTGGCGCTCTCCTTGATGGTCTCGATGTCTGCACCGGCCATAGTACGCTCAAGGTCACGACGTGCCTGCTCCAGCTTGGGATCGCCTGCCACGTTGAGGTGGGTAAGCATCCCGCACAGGGACTGGGCGTTAGTGATAAGCGTGTCGTGGTAGCGCTTCTTGGTCTCCTCATCACCGTCCACATCGGTCAGCTTCTCGCTGATGGTGGTCAACGTCTTGTGCAGACGATCCCACGGTTCCTTCATGGCATCGGCCAAGCGGTCCTTGAAGCTATCCTCATAGCCACGCTTCACCTCGTCCAGCTCCTGCGCTGGCAGGTCCAGTCGAAAGTCACCGCTCTCAGGCACCGGGCTGAACACCATGCGGAACCCGAACTTGCTGCGTACAGTCTCAGCATCGGGGTAGTCCTCGGCATTGAACAGGTTGCCCAAGTAGTTGTGCGCTGTACGTACCAGAGCAGGGTAGTCCTGAATGAACTGGTCAACCATCTTGTGGAAGGTATCCCTGCGGATGTTGGCCTCGGACTTGTAGTCCAAGAACAAGCTAGTCGGCATCAGCCTTGCACCCTTGTCGGCCCACGGCAGCGTCTGGGTATTGTGCCAGAGCCTACAGGATGCAGCGTAGTCAGCGATTGCCTTGCGTTGGTGGGTACCGGCCATCAGGTTCTTGCGAACTTGAGCGGCATCCTTAACTGCGTATGCGTTGTTAGTCACATTATCGGTGGCACCCTTGTCCAGCTTGTTAGCAGTCCAGACAGAGATGTTCAGTTCAGTCAGTACGGCAGATGATGTAATGCTCATTGTGTTGCTCCTTGGTGGTATGGGGTGCGCTGTTACACGCACCCCGGTTGGTCCTAACGATGTGCTGCTACGCGAACGCCCACGACTACCGTGTACTTCTTGCGCTTCTTGCGAAGGTGACGGGTCTTGTCGTTCTTATCCACAGACTGGCTCTGCTTCTTGCCCGTGCTCTTAGTCGGGGGTGGCGAAGCCACGGTATACACAGAGGGCAGGAACTCACCGCCGCGATCATACGCAATGATCTCAGCACGCATGGCGCTCGGCGTGAAGTACCGGGTCCAGTTCTGCTCGTTGTGACGGACATAGATACGCGAGAGATGCACGCGCACCTCCTTGGCTTTCCACTCCCGCATACACGCCTTAGCCACGGCGCAGTTACCCGGTGAATGTTTCCTTGCGGCTTTGATATCAAGCGGCGTTACGTGCAGCTTGAGGGTCTTCTTCGCATTGACAACAGGCAAGCCTTCAATCGTTGTAATCACAGTCATTGTAGTTACTCCTAGTTGGTTGGTTACTTGGTTGGTCTGCCCGCAAGTTTAGCCATGCGGTACAGGTCGTCAGGCATTAAGTCTAAGCTACGCAGTTTGTCTTCCGGCAATTGTGGAAACACAAAGTATGATCTGCCGGTATCATTGTCATACTTTGTTTCGTAGAGATCCGCCTTGTCCAGTATGTCGATCACCGTCAGGGCGTCTGCTACATCTACTAGATACTCCTTGTAGTCGAACCTAAGCTTAACCTTGGACATTGTCAAGTGCTCCTTATTCCTCAATATGGATAGACTTACCGACTGGAGCTGTAATGCTGCTGGAGCCTTTGATAACCCACAGAACCGGCGCAGCCCATTCAGTACCCCAGTTACCACCTACTTCTCCATCAGTTAGGATTACGATGCACTCAGGCTGCATGTTGCGGTTGTTGATGTAGTTCGTGACGCACCTCGGATCAGTGCCGCCACCACCTCGGGGTTTAGTCGAGCTAACAATGTTAGACTGTGTCGAGATATCGTACTCCTCATGTCCCGCAACAACGGTGTCCCAGTAGAGCAGGTCGATCTTCTCGGGATGCACCTCGTCAGCGATAGCCTTCACCTCGGACAGGAAGCGAGTGATAACGTCACCACCAATCGAACCGGACGTATCAATAGCCACTACGATATGCCCGACTGTCTCTCCGACCAGCGTAGGCATATACACGTCTGAGCTGAGGAACCTACGGTTGACCCTACGCCAGCTAGAGGTATCCTTGGATGAACAGATAGACTTGACGTACTCACGCAGCTGCTCGCGCCAGTCCACCTTGGGTGTGAGCATGTCACCGATCTCGCGCTCCATGTCACCCGCACCAACGCCAGCTTTCTTTGCCGCCGCTAGTCCTTGGCGAAGCCCTTGGTCGATCTCGCGCTCCAGCTCCTTCTGCTCCTCCTCTGACAGTTCCTTAGCACCATCCCAATCGTGATCGTCAAAAGACCCGCCCCCATTAGGATCAGGATTGCCAAAGTCAGTATCTTCGCCACCTTCACCACCGCCTTCCTCCTTCTCCTGCTTAAGAATATCGAACACTTGCTTAGCGTTCATCTTGGCAAAGCGCCTGTCGATCAGTACGTATATCTTACCATCCCTGCGAGGCGGCGAGATGTACTGCTCATGGGGGTCCATCTTCACAAGCATCAGGTTGATGACGTAGTCACAAGCCTTGTTAGCCAGCTTGTGATCTTCATCGTACAGCTTGCGCCACGTGGTCAGGTGCTTGAACGCCTTGTGCAGGTTCTCATGCAGCACAACAAACGCCAGCTCCTTATCATCGACAGACTTGATGAACTTGCGCCCATACATTTCGTCCCGTCCGTTGGTGCAAGCAGTGGGCACGTTGTCCACTACCTTGGTCGAGCCTAGCATCAGGATGCCAGACCACAGTGCGAACTTGGGCTCACGCATCAGGCCGATCTTGGCCTTCTTGAGCCTGCGCTCTTCGGTGTCTCTTGCTACTTCGGTATACATTACGTTGCTCCTCGTTGGTTTCCTGATACGTATCAGGTTTTGGTTAGTCTCTTGGAAAACCCCAGAACATTACTAAGGCGAAGAAAACTATGGCGGCTACAATGTAACCATCCATCACAGCATGTCCTCGTTGTTGCGCACCCAGTCAGCGAACTTCTTGCTGCTGAACGCCACGGCTTGCTTGGTCTTGCTCTTGGCAGCGTTGATGCAGAACGCAGCTTGCCACTCAGGCTCCATGCGCTCCACGTAGTCCATGAAGGGACCAATGTTGTTCTTGTCCAGCTTGGCAATCGCACCAAAGACCATAACGGCACACGCGCCGGGGCTGTCGGGCACGGTAGCAGTAGTAGGCGACCTCATGATGCTCTCCCACGTGGGCAGCTGATCCTGATACGTGATGAAGGCTTGCATGTCCCTAGCTGCTGCTTCGCCAATAGTACCAGACAAGGCGGCGATGACGCTGTCCTGATCCAGTAGGCCTCTGGCTCGCACGATGTGGCTCGCACGTTCCAGTGAGCGGGGTGACACGAAGGCAGTCTGCACCTTCTTGGGGTTGTAGATGTACGGGTTGCCCTCGTCACCATCCAGATAGGACGCCATGCAGTGCGGGAACCGCTGGACCCACGCCATGATGACCGGCTCAATGTCATGGTCCACTGCCCACTCCAGCCACTCGTCTGCGGTTGGTTTGGATACGTGCAGCGTGATGATGCGGTTGCGGGTATGTGCTTTGAGGTTGTCGCCCACGCCATCGCTGTTGAGGTTGCCTGTCATTACGATGATGGACGCAGGGTCCAGCATAACGTCACCAATGCGCGGGTTGTAGACCTCAAGCGAGGGGTGCAGCATATTCATAACGGGCGGTGCGCCTTTGGAGTACTCGTCATACATGGCAAGTATCGGCTTGCCCTCGTTCAAGCGGAAGCGGCTGTTGGGGTAGTACCTAGTGACCTTGTGCTCATGGTCGATGACCGGCATGGCGATGTCGCCAAGGTCCATGTTGGGTACGTCGATGAACACAGGCAAATACTCAGGCAGTGCGGCGCACAGGTAACCGTGTAGGCTGGACTTGCCACAACCCGGCTCGCTCCGCAGCATGTAGCGGTTCATAGGGGTGGCAAGGATGATCTGCGCTGCTTGCTTAAGGGTCACAGTCTTACCAAAGTTAATCACGTTGCTCATAGCTTAGTCCTCGTTGGTTTCCTGATACGTATCAGGTTTTGGTTGGTTGCTCGGTTGGTCTGTTCTTATTGTAGATGTAGTATACACTAGTTCTTAGACAAAGTCAAGTAGGTTTAGGAGCTACCCCACGGCCCACGCATAGCGGTCCTTGACCATGCTGCCGTCAGTTACTGTGTGTCGGGTTAGCACTGTGTCGCGGTACCCTTGGATAAGCTCCTCATCGAACTGGGCCAGTGCGTCCTTGAGTTTGACCATCGGAATGTTTGCGTTGGGCTGGCCGTATTTCGGGTATCTCCTTACTCTGCTAGCAATGAACAGCGCAGCCTCGTGCATCTGCACGTGCGTACCCTTGGCAAGGGATAAGACAGTCTGGTTGGGCATAGTCCACGGCACACCCTCCAGCATGTCCTTGTCGAAGCCTGTCTCGCCCACCAGCTTGATGAAGCCACTCAGGTGCTTGGTGAACGGGGCGTAGTCCTTACGCAGGGCGTTCATGGCCTGTTTTTTAAGGTGGTGAACTACCGGGTGGATGGGGTCGGTGATCTTGTGGTTGCGGTAATAGTCCCCTGCCTGTAGCTGCATCCCGTTCTTGAACGGGTAGTGCTTGCCGTCATGGTCCTGCACCCATACCGGGTTGGTGCCTTGTATGGTTACCCCAGTAACCGCATGGATAGCAGCACGGGTGGAGACGGTATTTTCCCCGCCCATATTTAGAGTTACCCGGTTGTCCGGGGTGTAGGTCACGATATCGGTGCGGTAGAGGCGCACGATGATGCTGTCGCCCTGCTTCCTGATATCGAAGTGCTTCTTGGTGCGCTCGGCTATGGGTCGGCAGTTGGAGTTGCGGACGGGGGTGATGCTGTCGTGGTGGGCCAAGGCACCTGCGTAGTTGTGCAGATACTTGGTGTTGCGGGTGTCGAGACTGAAAGACATTGTGTGATACTCCTTCTCTGGTAGGTGTTTCTGATACGTATCAGGTTTTGGTTGGTCGGGTTACTTCCACTTGGTCTTGCGGTGCTTCTTCCAAGACTTGGCGTTCACATCGGTGCGTGCCTTGTCATCCCACAGGGTAGGAAGTAGGCGCGGTGAACGCTTGCTGCGTCTCTTCACTTCAGGTGCCATGAACCATGCAGCCATCTCCTGCTTGGTATGCGGGTGCTTAAGCCACGCCATTGTCGTCTCCTTTTAGGGCCAGCAGTTCGTCTTGCAGTTCGCAGATCATACCCATCAGTTCCCAGCTTTCGTCCAGTCGGCGTAGCAGTTCGTCGTTGTCGTACAGCAGGTAGCCGCCCGTATCGTCATAGTCCTTCCACCCATCGCACGTAGCGCAGCCGGGGTCGTATGTCTCACACCGGGGGCCAAAGTGTTCCTCTGCGTACGCTAGGGCCACCTTGATCTTGATCTTGTCGGTCATGTCTCGCTCCTCTTGGGGTTGAGCTGCTTCAGTTCTTGCAGGTTCGTCACTAGGTGGTAGTTGGACTTGTGACCGGGGGCCACGGTGAAGACCCTCTGCCTAGCAGTCCAGTCCCCGCACTCAAGGCATAGTTCAAAGCCTATGTCCCATCGGCCAGCCGGGATGGTCCCGCCGCACTTGCATTCATGTCTCATCGTTGGTTTCTCCGTTGTTGTACTGGTCAAACAGTTGGCGGTCGTTCTCGTTGTCGAAGGCCATGTGTTGCAGGACGCGCTCGATCTCAGGGTGTTTCCCAAACCTTCCTGCCTCGTAAGCAGCCCGCAAGTCATACTCAGCCCATGCCTTGCACACGGCGCAGCCGGGGCTGAACTCAGGGCATCTGCCCCCGTCCTGCTCTAGTTCTTCCTTGGTGAAGGGCTTGGACAGGGTTTCCGCCAGTTCCTCCCACAGCTTGTCTTGTTCCTCGGTCATTGTCGTTCTCCTATATCTTGTGCAGGGTGTTGTCTTTCTTGAAGGTATCGAAGTCGGCTTTGAACTTCGCTGTCTCGTTGTCCCAGTAGGCAAACATGTCGGCCACCTCCTGCTCCCGTGCGGCCCACTTGGCTTCCTCCTCGGCCCAGTTGTCGCCCCAGTAGAACTCATCGGACCAGCACTCCAAGCCACCGCCGATATTGAACAGCCAGCGCCAGTTCATGCGTATCCCTGCTTCGGTAAGCACACACGAGACGGGGTGGGTGACGTGCCAAACGGCTTTCCTAAACTTAGTCATTGTCGTTCTCCACGGCTTTCAAGTAAGTTATGGCTGCTTCGACAAACACACGCTCATGGTTGTCATCCGGGCCGCACCGCCCCAGCTGGTTGATAAGTTCATCCCGGCTCGCCGTATCTAGGCACAGTCCACTTCGCACCATGAAGTCCAAGACGTTGTGGTAGAGCGAACCCACCATGTTCTGTTCCTTGGTCATCACGCCCTCACCGCTATGATCTTGTCTGCGCCTACGCCGAAGTAAGCAGCGGCCTTCTCGCGGGCAGCGAAGCGACCATCGGCACGGATACGGGTGTTGCGGCTACCGTAGTGGCAGATGAAAGAGAACAGTTCGAGGTTGTACAGGGGCTTGGCCTTGTATGGTGTGTAGTACATGTAGGTGTAGTGGTTCGACATTGGTTTGCTCCGTTTGGTTTTGTGACGTGTCACAGTTTGGGTTGGTGGTGGGTTAGGCTGTGTGAAACTTGCATTGGCTGATGATCTTCAGGCTCTCGGCACCATCGTACTCGGTGATCTCGAACTGCTCGCCCTGCGGCACCCAGTGGACGGTGAGTTCTTCGATACCCCCGATGTGGGCCTTGAGTACGTCGAGCGCATCGTATTTCTCCCGGGCGTACTGCACGGCGGCATCGCGGTCTCCAGCTAGTATGTGCGCCACAAGCACAGCGTCGAACATCATGCCGTCCCGCGCATCGGGGTCGTAGGCCCACGTGGACCAGCCAGCGCCAAAGCCATGCGACACAAGCACGGCGACTTTTCCGTCTTTGATATACTTGGTGAACTCGATCTTCTTAGTCATTGGTTTAGTCCTTTTCTGATAGGGGTTAGTGACTGGCGCGGTAACCGGCTAGGCCGAAGGATGCAACGGACAGGAACAAGAGGACTACGGCTTCGACGGACTGCTGAAGGTCCATGAACAACAGCGCCATGACAAAGCAGAACACGGCGAAGGCGGTGAACAACATGGCGTCTACGAACTGGGTCATTGGTTTGCTCCGTTTATTTTCCTGATACGTATCAGGTTTTTGTTGGTGGGCTGGGTTGGCTTAGTGGCTTTTCCCATTATGTTAAGTATACCAGAGTAGGTGGTAAAAGTCAATAGGGGTAATGTAGGTACGTCGGAAAATAAAAAAGCGTTCCTACGATGTTTCCTGCGTTCGGGCGCGGCTCGGAAGTGGTTGAAAATAAAAGGTTTTTAGATAGAATAGAATAGAAAAGTAAGTATGTAGGAGTAAAAAAGAGGTATGGATGAGTTCTGGCTTTTTGTGGGGAGAGGTTGCTTGTGTGGGGGGACCGCTTGCGTAGGAAGCCAAACAGTTTGCATTTTTGCCTATATATGTTTTCGGCTCCGACAACGTGAAAAGTCCGAATAGCTCAACAGCCACAAAGACTTAAGCCAAAAAACACGTTCCGACATAGCTCCTTTTTTCCGACACTTGGTGCGCTTGACAAGCACCGAAAAAAGTGTTATTCGGCAAGCGTTCCGCATGAGCGGCGCTGCACTCGAATAACAGCAAGAAACCTGATACGTATCAGGTCCTGTCGCTCCGTCCTGTCGCTCCGTCCTGTCGCCCCATCCTGAGGAACTATCAGAAGAACTATCAGACCTAGGAACTATCAGGTTCTAGTAACTATCATCAGGGAACCATCATAGTTAGTAGTAGGTTATAGCCAAGTAGCTTTAGTATATTAGAGCCTAGGTACTTCGTACCTAGGCGGGCGCGAAAAAATCGCGCCGGGGCGCGGGCGAAAAAAAAGCCCCCCGGTTTCCCGGAGGGCGAAAATGTGGGGCGGCTCGCGCCGCCCCGTTTGTTAGGCCGGGATCAGGTTTTTGACAGCGGCCAGATACTTGACCGCCCAAGGACCGGCACCTTCCTTAGATGCCAGCTTGAAGATACGCGCGGCCAGTTCGGCGCACTTGCCTTCGTCCGTAGCAGCGGCGCTTTCCTTGGAGCTTTCTGCGTTGTCCCGGACTTCCTTTTCCTTGGCTTTCTGGATTTTACCGGCAGGCGTACGGTAGGCCATCGTCTGGAGAGCTTCGTTCACTTCGTCGGAAATCTCCGGCCCGGTGTATTCGTTAGTTTCCATAAGCGCCAGCACATACTCCGCCGCATAATCGCGGGCATATTGCGGGTATTTATCGGCGGAGCTTTCGGACTTACCCGCAGCCAGAACCTTATCCTTAATCCGGGTATTGACCGATTGCAGGTATTTCAGGTCGTAACCCGGCGCACCCTTGACCATCCAAAACAGGGAGGGCGCATCCATCGTTGCGCGGATACCGAGGGTCTTGAAAACGCTTTCCTTCTTGGCTTCCGCCGCATCGGCACCCTTTAGCGCCGGGATGATCGCATCCAACGCTTCATGCATCAGGGGGATGGAAGCCTTGACCTTGCCAGCATCCTGATACGTATCAGGAAAACCGGAGACGACGAGGGCAGTAGAGGACTTGAGGGACTTCTTGCTCATTGGTTTGGTCTTTCTTGTTATGGCCGGGATCATTCATTCCGTCTCGACCATGTAATAAGTATACGCCCAATGTTGGACAAAGTCAAACGGGTATCAGAGCATGGGCAAACCTGATACGTATCAGGAAAATTTCCCCTGCGGGGGGCTTAGTAAGAACCAAGTAAGAACAAGGAGAACTAAGTAGCGGCAACGCATAACAAAATCGGCTGGAGTCTGACCCCACTATACCCCATCCCCCCAAAACTGAGAGATCGAGCTTGGTCCCCCCCTACTTACTAATTCACTCGTTAAATCACCTTTCCCCCTACTTTATCCTACACTGTACCACAGAAACCCCCCCTTACCCTTTTCAAACGCAGACCCCCCGGGGGGTATATTTTTTTGGGTATTTGCTAGCAGATACCCTTTACTCCCCATTCTTCATCTCGTACTACTCTACTAACTGAGGCCCCAAACGGCGTGCAGACACCACACTTATGCCTATTGTTTTCGTAGAGCCTACCGACGAACACCCGGTTCCCTATGACATCTCAGACGAGGTGTCCCCGACTTTTCTTGAGGAAATGGCGGTAGCAGGTGCAACTGTGGAGCTTCAGGTAGACTTAGGCGCTTCGCTAGAGCTGGAGCCCGACGAGGCTAGCAAGCAAAAAACCCTGCTCCAAGCCGTTATCGAAAAGCAAAAATCCAAGAACCTGCGTGACCCCAACACTGCCTTTGCAGCCGCAGCTTTCCTTAGGACTTACGGGGCACAGCTGGCACTAGACGCAGCCAGCGCACGTGCTGCCATAACGAACAAGTTGATGGAGATCGCCAACTGCGGCGACCCTAAGTTTGAACTTAAGGCCTTGGAACTGCTGGGTAAGCACTCGGATATCGGGATATTCACCGAGCGCAGCGAAATTACCATCAACTACAAGAACCCCGAGGACCTTGAGAACGCCATCAAGGAACGGGTCAAGCGCCTGCTCAACGCCAACATTATCGACATTACCCCCTTGGAATCCAGTCTGGACGACGAGCTTGGCCTGAACAAACGCGATGGCTTCGAAGAGCTTAATCTGGACAAGAGCAACGGCGTGGGTGCGAACGATACGGGTACTGAGGAAGGGGAAACCCCCTGACCGACCTCCCGGAGTTCCTAGACAACATCTCACTTAAAGACATCCCGACTATACTCTCGGCCCTGTCCGTACCAGAGCAGGAGAAGCTCCTAGCTGAGCTGGATCACCTCGAAGCCCTGAAAAAACAGAAGTTGGCCCAGAAGAAATTCTTGGCCTTCGTGGGCCAAGTCTGGCCGTCATTCATTGGGGGTAGGCACCATGCCCGCATGGCCGATGCCTTTGAACGGGTGGCTAACGGGACCTGCAAGCGCCTGATAATCAATATGCCGCCCCGCCATACTAAGTCCGAGTTCGCCAGTTACCTGCTGCCAGCTTGGTTCCTAGGCAAGGAACCGGGCAAGAAGGTCATCCAGACCAGCCACACTGCCGAGTTGGCCGTGGGCTTCGGGCGTAAAGTGCGTAACTTGGTGGACACAGAGGTCTACCATAAGATTTTCCCTGACTTAGTCCTGCAAGCGGACTCCAAGGCGGCGGGCCGGTGGAACACCAGCAAGGGTGGTGACTACTTCGCCATCGGTGTTGGGGGTGCGGTGACCGGTAAGGGTGCCGACCTGCTCATAATCGACGACCCGCACAGTGAACAGGAAGCGGCAATCGCGGAAACCAGCCCGGAAGTCTATGATAAGGTGTACGAATGGTACACTTCGGGACCCCGGCAGCGACTCCAGCCCGGTGGTGCCATCGTCATAGTGATGACGCGGTGGTCGAAAAGGGATTTAACAGGGCAAGTCGTCAAGGCGGCGCTCCAACGGGGCGGTGAGGAGTGGGAAGTCATTGAATTTCCTGCCCTTTTGCCCTCCGGTAACCCACTTTGGCCTGAATTTTGGTCACTTGAGGAGCTGACGGCCCTTAAAGAAGAGCTACCCAACGCAAAATGGATGGCTCAGTACCAGCAGAACCCCACATCTGAGACTTCGGCCATTGTTAAGCGGGACTGGTGGATGATTTGGGAGGACGAGAAGCCCCCCAAGTGTAATTTCACCCTAATGGCGTGGGATACGGCCTTCGAAAAGAGCCAGCGGGCTGACTATTCGGCCTTGACTACGTGGGGGGTGTTCTACCACCCCGATGCGACGGGCAAGGAGCAGGCAAACATCATCCTGCTGAACGCCTTCAGAGAACGCATGGAGTTCCCCCAGCTCAAGCAGGTGGCGGTGGACCAGTACAAGTCGTGGAAGCCCGACAGTATCATCATCGAAAAGAAGGCCAGCGGTGCCCCACTTATATATGAGATGCGGGCCATGGGCATCCCGGTGCAGGAGTTCACACCGAGTAAGGGTAATGATAAGATCAGCCGACTGAACGCAGTTAGTGACTTATTTGCTAGTGGTAGGGTATGGTGCCCCAACACCCACTGGGCTGAAGAGGTGGTTAACGAAGTCGCTGAGTTCCCTGCGGGTGAGCACGACGACTATGTTGACTCTGTCTCCTTGGCCCTGATGCGGTTCCGCAGGGGTGGCTACGTGGGTTCCGATTTGGACGAGAAAGAAGAGCCCAAGATGTTTAAGTCAAACCGGGGTAAGGGATACTACTAAATGGCTATCGACAAGGCACTGAACCAAGCCCCGCTGGGTCTGGCTGGTATTGACCCGGAACAGGACGGACCCGATATCGAAATTGAGATCGAAGACCCCGAGAGCGTCAACATCAAGGCCGGGGACATGGAGATCGAACTTGAACCCGGTGATGCGGAAGACGACGAGTTCAACGCTAACCTTGCCGAGGAGATGGAAGACAAGGAGCTGACTAGCCTTGTCGGGGACCTGATTGGTGAGTTCGACGAAGATATTAGCTCCCGTAAGGACTGGATTCAGACCTACGTGGACGGCCTAGAGTTGCTTGGTTTGAAGGTCGAAGACCGCACCGAGCCGTGGCCGGGGGCGTGTGGTGTATACCACCCCCTGCTTTCCGAAGCACTGGTCAAGTTCCAAGCCGAGACCATGATGGGTACGTTCCCCGCCGCTGGTCCGGTCAAGACGCAGATTATCGGCAAGGAGACCACGGAGAAGAAGGAAGCTTCGGTTCGTGTCGCTGCTGACATGAACTACCAGTTGACCGACGTGATGGAAGAGTACCGCCCTGAACATGAGCGGATGCTGTGGGGCTTGGGTCTCTCGGGTAATGCCTTCAAGAAGGTCTACTACGACCCGAACCTTGCTAGGCAGGTTTCTCTCTTCGTCCCGGCTGAAGATGTTGTCGTTCCGTACGGTGCCAGTAATCTCCAGTCTGCTGAACGTGTCACGCACGTCATGCGCAAGACACCCAATGAACTCAAGAAGCTACAGGCTGCTGGGTTCTACCTTGACGTTGATCTTGGTGATCCAGTCGATACGTTCGACGAAGTTGAGAAGAAGATCGCGGAGAAGATGGGCTTTAGGGCTTCGTCTGATGACCGCTTCAAGATTCTTGAGATGCACGTTGACGTTGACCTGCCCGGGTTCGAGGACAAGGACGACAAGGGCAAGAAGACCGGCATCGCTCTGCCCTACGTCGTTACCATCGAGAAGAACACACAAACCGTCTTAGCTATTAGAAGGAATTGGCATCCCGATGATGAAGGCAAGCACAAGCGCAATCATTTCGTTCACTACTCATATATTCCGGGTTTTGGCTTCTACGCTTTTGGCCTTATTCATCTCATTGGCGCTTTTGCTAAGTCTGGCACTAGTATCATTCGTCAGCTTGTTGATGCTGGTACCCTGTCAAACCTTCCGGGTGGTTTCAAAACTCGCGGGCTTCGTGTCAAAGGAGACGACACGCCTATTGCACCGGCTGAGTTCCGGGACGTAGACGTTTCGTCTGGTACGATCAAAGACAACATCATGACGCTCCCGTACAAGGAGCCGTCTCAGGTCTTGTACACGCTGCTTGGTACCATCGTCGAAGAAGGTCGTCGCTTCGCTGGCGCTGCTGATTTGCAGGTTAGCGACATGTCTGCCAACAGCCCGGTGGGTACGACGTTGGCTATTTTGGAGCGGACTCTTAAGGTGATGTCGGCTGTTCAGGCCCGCATTCACTACGCCATGAAGCAGGAGTTCATCCTGCTGCGGGACATTATCCGCGACTACACCCCCGAGTCCTACGACTACGAACCCGAGGATGGCACGCCCCGGGCTAAGAAAAGTGACTACGATCTCGTCACTGTAATCCCGGTGTCCGACCCCAACGCCGCCACCATGGCGCAGAAGGTTGTGCAGTATCAGGCGGTGATGCAGTTGGCGCAGGGTGCGCCGCAGCTGTACGACTTGCCCTACCTGCACCGGGAGATGCTTGAAGTCTTGGGCATTCAGAATGCTTCCAAGCTGGTTCCGCTGGATGACGACCAGAAGCCGCGTGACCCCGTCAGTGAGAACATGTCGGTCCTGAAGGGCAAACCCCTCAAGGCGTTCATTTATCAGGACCACAAGGCCCATATTACGGTCCACCAGACCATGATGCAGGACCCCCACGTCGCGCAGCTTATCGGGCAGAACCCGCAGGCGCAGGCAATGATGGCGGCTCTTCAGGCGCATATCTCGGAACATCTGGCGTTTGAGTACCGTCAGCAGATCGAAGAGCAGGCTGGTGTCCCGTACCCGGCACCTGACGCTGAGATGGATGAGCAGACAGAGGTCCAGATTTCTCGTCTGGCTGCTGCCGCCGCACAGCAACTGCTTCAGAAGAACCAAGCCGAAGCCGCGCAGCAGAAGGCGCAGCAGATGCAGCAGGACCCGCTTGTCCAGATGCAGCAGAAGGAACTTGAGATCAAGGCGCACGAGACCGAGATCAAGCGCCAGAAGCTGCTTGTTGATGGCGCAACTGCCAAGGACAAACTGGACATTGAACGCGAACGTCTCGCCGTTCAGGAACGAATCGCTGGCATGAATGTCGGTGCAAAGATCGCCACGGATAAGGCCAACCTGTCTGCCAAACAGCAGGAAGCCAAGCTCCGTATAGGCGTCGATATCGCTAGGGAGATGGCTCAGGAAGCCCGAACCACGGCGCAAGGAAGTAAACCAGAGGAGACTGAATGAGGGACGACATACTGAAATATCTTTCAGACAAACTAAGAGACGAACGCCTAGTGCTGTCCGAAGACATGTCCATGGGTAAAGCCAAGGACTTCGGAGACTACAAGTACGCCTGCGGGATTATCCGTGGGCTGCTCCTTGCAAACAACATGCTAATCGAAACCGCAGAAAGGTTGGAAAATTCAGATGACTGAACTTCTCGTCGGCTCAAACCCCGACAATTTGGAAGACACTACCGTACTACCCGATACCCCCGAACTTAAGGCCAAGCAGCTACCGGAACCTTCTGGGTACCGTATTCTGTGTGCCCTGCCTGAAGTCGAAAAGAAGTTCGACAGCGGCCTCCTGAAGGCCGACGTGACCATGCACCACGAAGAACTCCTCACTACTGTTCTTTTTGTGTTGAAAATGGGCCCTGACTGTTACAAAGATGCAACACGTTTCCCCAGTGGCCCTTGGTGCAAGGAGGGCGACTTTATCCTTGTGCGCCCCCATTCCGGCACCCGGGTGAAAATCCACGGGCGTGAGTTCAGGATCATTAACGACGATTCCGTGGAGGGCATTGTTGAAGACCCTCGCGGTATCTCCAGAGCCTAGGAGGCACAAGTGGTTGATAATACTAAGGAAAAGGACGACTTCGAATTTGAAGTCGAGAACGAAGCCCCGGCAAATGCCAAGGGGGCTAAGCCGGAAGTTGACATCGAGATTGAGGATGACACTCCGGTAGAAGACCGGGGTAAGACCCCGATGCCCAAGGCTCTGGTTGATGAGCTGGAAGCCGACGAGCTGGAGGACTACTCCGACAAGGTCAAGACCCGTCTGAAGCAGATGAAGAAGGTCTGGCACGACGAACGCCGGGAAAAGGAGGCTGCTGTCCGGGAACAGCACGAAGCCATTAACCTTGCCCGCCGTGTCGTCGATGAGAACCGCCGCCTGAAGAACAGCCTGTCTCAGGGTGAGAGGATGCTGGTCGATACCTCCAAGAACTCTGCGGAAATGGAGATGGCTGCGGCGCGGAAAGCCTATAAGGAAGCGTACGAAGCCGGGGACTCGGACAAGGTTGTCGAGGCTCAGGAAAAGATGACAGACGCTAACTACCGGCTGCAGCAGCTAAAAAGCTATAGGCCTACTTTACAAGCTCCAGAACCTGAGGTAGAAATTGCTCAGGACGTGGCCCAAGCTCCGCGTCTCGACCCTAAGACTACTGCGTGGCAAGAGCGCAATACGTGGTGGGGAACAGACGTGGAGATG